GCCACCCCTGTCGCACTCAATGCCCCTGCTATTGGCTAATGGCTAAACCCGGACTCTACGCTAACATCCATAAAAAACGTGCTCGCATCGCTGCGGGCAGTGGTGAAAAAATGAGAAAGCCTGGTGCTCCAGGCGCTCCTACTGCGGCTAACTTCAAGCGTGCAGCAAAGACTGCTAAGAAGCGTAAGTACGCAGCATAACATTATTCGTACGTTCATCTATGTTTGACATTCAAGTCTGCGATGAAGGTGCTCGCATTATTCGTGACGCACTGAGACTGTACAAAAAGCAGTGGCCTGGTGGTCACCCACAAGAGCAAGAAGATATTACGTTCTTGGAAACACAGTTTACAAAGATGGTACTTGAGTCAACCATAGACGCATGACCTCCTAAGCATGGAACGGGGCTTAGGTTTACTAGGTACGAACTCATGTCCAACATCGTTATCCGCTACATTACAAATGCTAAGAAAAAAGCAGCCAACTACAAAGTGGATGCTCTTCGCTATCGTGGTGTAGTTTACAAGCAACTGGTTAAGTAAGCTTACAGGGGGGTGCAAGTCCCCCCGCCAGTCTTGGCTTTGGCCCCTTACGAGGGACACCCTTAGCCGTCTAGACGGTGGGATAGACCACACAATTTTTTATCTGAACGTTCGGAGTCTGTTTACATTTACTTACTCCTTAATTAACAATGGCTAACGCTACCCAAACTGCGCTAGGCCGTGCTAATCTAAGCACTGGCACTGGCTACGGTGGGTCTGGTGACAAGTATGAACTTTACCTGAAGCTCTTTTCAGGTGAGATGTTCAAAGGTTTCCAGCACAACACCATCGCTCGTGACCTCGTCATGAAGCGCACACTGAAGAACGGCAAGTCTCTTCAGTTCATCTACACTGGACGCATGGACGCTGGTTTCCATACGCCTGGTACCCCCATCCTTGGCTCCGGTGATCCCCCGGTGGCAGAGAAGACCATCGTGGTCGATGACCTGCTGGTCAGCTCCGCCTTCGTGTATGATCTCGATGAGACCCTGGCTCACTACGAGCTGCGTGGCGAGATCTCCAAGAAGATCGGCTATGCTCTGGCTGAGCACTATGACCGTCGCATCTTCCGTGCTATCACACGCGGTGCACGTGCTGCTCACCCCATCTCTGCAACCGGCAAGGTTGAGCCCGGTGGTTCCCAGATCCAAATCGGCTCTGGCACCGGCACCAACGCTGACGCTCTCGACTCCACCAAGATCGTGGCAGCCTTCTTTGAAGCTGCTGCTGTCCTGGACGAGAAAGGTGTCAGCCAGGAAGGACGTGTGGCTGTTCTTAGCCCACGCCAATTCTACTCGCTCGTGGAAAACGTTGCCAGCAACGCGCTGATCAACCGTGACGAGCAGGGCACCGCTCTGCAGTCCGGTCAGGGTGTGCTGTCGATTGCTGGTATCAAGATCTTCAAGTCCATGAACCTCCCGTTCCTGGGCAAGTATGGTACCAACTCTACCATCGACAACGCTGGCTCCTATGTGGGCGTGGACGTGGAAGCTACCGTGACTGGCGAGAACAACGCCTACGGTGGTGCCTCTGACTTCGATACCTCCTGCGGACTTATCTTCCAACGCGAAGCCGCTGGTGTCGTTGAGACCATTGGACCCCAGGTCCAGGTCACCTCTGGCGACGTGTCCGTTATCTACCAAGGTGACGTGATTCTGGGTCGCCTCAGCATGGGTACCGACTACCTGAACCCTGCTGCTTGTGTCGAACTGCACGCTACCAGCACCGCTGGTTCTGCATTCTGATCCATTCTTGTTTTATACTGGGACTCCTTCGGGGGTCCCTTTTTTTATATCATGACAACTAATTCGTACGCATCGTCCACCGAACTGGATGCTGTTAACCACGTTCTTATGAGCGTGGGTGAGTCTCCTGTCAATACACTAACCACCCAAAGTCCTGAAGTTGCTATTGCTCAGAACACTCTCCGACAAGTGTGTCGTGAAGTTCAGTCTGAGGGCTGGGTGTACAACACTGAATACGAGTTCCCGTTTGTGGTAGACACCAACGACGAGGTACTCATCCCGCCCACTGTCCTCCAGCTGGACGTGAACAAGTTCAAGCATCGTGATGATTTTGATGTCGTTAAAAGGGATGGTAAACTCTATGACCGTTACTCACACTCCTACAAGTTTAAGGACATCGATTCTCTCTTTTGTGATGTGGTGTGGTTCTTCGAGTTTGATGACATCCCTCAGGTCTTCCGTGACTACATCGCTGCACGCGCTTCCCGCATTGCTGTGACCCGTATGGTCAACGACGAGAAGGCTGTTAAACTACTCTCAGCTGACGAAGCCCTGCTCCGCTCCCTGGCTATTGAGTATGACACTCAGCAGGCTGAATACAATATGTTCCAAGGCACCGACTTCCGCAACCCCTACCGCTCTTACAAACCCTTCAACGCAGTTAGTCGATAGCTATGGTAGCAGTTAATCAACGAATTCAAAACTTTCTTGGAGGCGTCTCACAACAGCCAGACTTTATCAAGTTCCCTGGTCAGCTCAGGAAGTGTGACAACGCATATCCTGATGTAACCTTTGGCTTGTCTAAGCGACCTCCTGGTGAGTTCGTTGGTCAGCTGGCAGGCGCTACTTCTGGTGGTCAATGGTTTGAGATCATCAGAGATTCTGACGAAAAATTTATTGGGCAAATCACCAGCTCTGACATCAAAGTCTGGAACCTTGCAACAGGTGCTCCCCAGACTGTGAGTGGTAGTATGAGCTACCTGTCCGGTGCTACCCAGCCGTACGGTCTCCAGACTATTGGTGACTACACCCTTATCACTAACCCTCAGCAGACCGTAGGTACCACAGGTACTACTGCTACGTTCAACAACAACTACGCCTTTGTTTCGATCAACACAGTGGCGTACAACGCAGAGTACGTGGTTGCTATCAATGGTTCTAGCCTTAGCTCTACAACTAAGAACCGTGCTGGTCACCTGACTGTTGCAAAGACTTCAGGCACTGGTGCTGGTAACTCTTACTGGAAAGTGCAAGGGGGAACCGCAGGACCTACAGAGCACTCAGGTAAACAAGAGGTGTTTGACGCAGCTAGTGGCGTTAAGTTTACTGTACTGGTTAATGGTACTAGCTATGTTGCTAGTTACAATACTGACCAGGAAGCACAGTATGATGTTCAATACAATGCAGAAGTAGTCCTACAAGACCCAGGCTTTAACGTCACTAACGGTCAGACCTTTAATGTTTCTTGTGCAGGCATCGGCTACACAGTCACTGTTGCTTCTGTAGAGCCTTACGAAACCTACTCTGATTCTGGTGTAGGATTCTACCGCACACCAAAGAACCCTGACAAGGGTAGTCTGAGTATCAACACGATCCTGGGTGAGCTGAAGAGTAGTATTGAATCTAATTACAGCGTAACCTGTGAGATCATTGGTGATGGTTTGTTTATCACATCTGGCTCTAGCTTTACAATCGAGGTCAGAGGTGGTACGGTAAACAACTCCCTTGAAGTTATTCAAGACTCTGTACCCAACGTCAGCAAGCTACCACAGCAGTGCAAGGACGGCTACATTGCTAAGGTGTCTAACACTGAAGACTCTGAGTCTGATGATTACTTTGTCAAGTTTGTATCTGACAGTGGTAACAAGGGCACAGGTTCATGGGAAGAGACTGTGGCTCCTGGGATTGTAGCTGGGCTCAACCCCTCTACCATGCCCCATGCTCTGGTCAATAACCGCAACGGTACCTTTAGTTTCCGTCCACTAAGTCAGTCTGCTGATCCTAATAACTATTGGATTGACAGACAGGCTGGTGACATAAACAGCAACCCTGACCCCACCTTTGTTGGTAAGGGTATCAAAGACATCTTCTTCTACCGTAACCGCTTAGGATTCATCGCTGGTGAAAACGTCATCCTTAGTCAGCCTGCTGATTACTTTAACTTTTTCATCGTTTCTGCAATTACTACTAGCGACGCAGATCCCATCGACATCGCAGCCTCTGACATCAAGCCTGCCTTTCTGAACCATGTCCTGCCTATCCAAAAGGGTTTGGTCTTGTTCAGTGAGTCAGCACAGTTCATGCTCTTTACTGATTCAGATCGGTTCAGTGCTAACACTGCACAGCTAAAGAAGCTGTCCTCCTACGAGTGTAGTCCCACAGTTCGTCCTATCGACATGGGCACCTCTGTGATGTTCAGCACTGGCAGTGCAGCACACACCCGTGTGTTTGAGATGGTGATCCAGGATGAGACTGTTCCTCCCAAGGTCCTGGAGCAGACCCGTGTGATCCCTGAGCTGATCCCTAAGGACATTGATCACTCGTCTAACTCCTCACAGGTTGGACTGGTAACCTATGGCAAGAAGGGTGATACACAGATCTACTTCTATAAGTACTACGACTCTGGCACTGAGCGTCAGCAGTCTGCGTGGTACACTTGGACCTTGACTGGTAGCTTTGTACACAGCACCTACACTGCTGGTAACCAGTTTGTTGTCAGCAATCAAAACGGTAACTACGTCCTAAACCGTCACGAGATGGTTACTGACACCATTACCAACAGGAGCTATCAGGTAGGTACTGGCTCTATTGGACGTAGGTTCGAGGCTACCCTGGACAACATGACCATTGCGTCAGCCTCCTACGATTCTGCGACAAAAATTTCTACGGTAACTTTACCCTACACTTATGATGGCAGCACCAATATGGTGGCTGTATTCCTCAGCGGTACTGATGCTGGTGTTGTCAGAGTTCCTAACAGCGTTAGTGGTACTACTGCTACTTTTAACGACATTGACCTGACGACTGGCAACGTTGCTATTGGATACAAGTATATCACAGAGATCGAACTTCCTCACTTCTACTATGCTATTGAAAGTGGTAAGTACGACATTGATGGTGAGCTGCGAATTAACCGTATCAACTTTGAGCTAGGCATCTCTGGTCCTATGGAGTTTCACCTTGTGTCTCCACAGATCGACAACTACATCCAGTATGAGTCTGGTATGGAGGTTGACCTGGGTTCGTTCAACGCTACGCCCACTGCTCCATACAAGTCTGTCAAAGTTCCCATCTACAGGAAGAACGAGAAATACACCCTTACTGTTAAAATCCCTGACCCCTTTACCGCAACTCTAGTCTCAGCAAGCTGGGACGGACGCTATGACACAAAACGACACGTACGTCGGTAAGTACATTCAACCATGCACCGCTCAGCTAGCATTTGATGTTGGCGAGAATCTGCGTTGGGAAGACGTAAGAGAAGTAGAAGAGACAACAGGGCTGACTGCTACGGCAGCGGTCCTGGAGTCTTACTACCGATCTGCATTTACTGTCTATTTCACTGTGCCCAACGGCAAGGCTGCCGGTGTGGCAGGCGTAGCACCAGACAATAAGATCTGGATGCTATGCACTAAAGCCAGTGAAGAATATCCGCATACATTTGTAAGAGAAGCTAAAAGGTGGCTTGACAGTCTCCATAACCCATACCTGTACAATCATGCAGACATGAGGAATGAGAGTCACATCAAATTACTTAAGCTTCTTAAATTTAAGTTTATCAAGTATTACGTTCACAACGGTGTCCCCCTAATTCAATTTATTAAACTATGTGTGAACCAATAACTATTGGTGTGCTAACTGCAGCAGCTGGTGGTATGCAAGCTATCGGGGCGCATCAACAGCAGAAGGCTGCCGTTGCTCGCTCCAATGCTATTGCACAGCAGCAGTATCAACGTGATCTGCAGATCGCAGCTCAACGAGACCGTGTCAAGCAACAGACGTATCAAGCAGAATTAAAGGCAGACACTGCTGCTAAGAACGCTTACTACGCTCAGCTGACTGCTAACCAGGCTGAGGCTACAAGAGCACTGGCAGCAGCTAACAACAAACTAGAAGAAAAAAGAACAACCTCAGCGTTTGGTGTACAACGTAAGATGGCTGCGGCTATCCAAGCACAAGGTAAGGTTTTGTCTACGGGCAAAGCTGGTCAATCCACCCTGCTTGCAGCATTGGATGCTGAGCGTACGCTAGGCTTTGAGATGGCTGAGATTGAACAGACCCTGTATGATGCTCGTCGTGCCTCTGGCATTGAGAAACAAGGCATCCTTTTGGATCAAACCTCTGCCAACACTGCAGCTTGGAATGGACTTCCTGCTGCTCCGCTTGCCCCTGAGGCTTCGTTCCTGCCTATCAAACCTATCAAGGCTTCTGGACCTTCTGGTCTGGCACTTGCAGGCAGCTTGATTGGTGCAGGCGTCAGTGGTGTTAGCGCAGGATATAATTTCAAAAACACGATTACTCCTTCAAC